CAAATCTCTACGCTTCCTGAACATCTCCCCGCATACGGCGACCGCTTCACGGTGCTCAATAGTGTCCGCGTATATCGTGAGACGCGCGCGAGAACAGCGAACGCGGTCGAGGGGCTGCGCTACCCCATCCAAGCGCGCACGCTAGACCTCTCTACGGGGCTTACAGAGGCGCGCGTGTTGCGTCTACAAAAAGCGAACGCTGACGGCACGAGCTCGGAGGCCGACGCGCTGAGCGAAGGAGTTGATTTCACCGTCACCAATAACGGGGAGCTCGATTTCACGCTCGGTGATGCGTTGGGCTCTGCGCCCTCACAAGGTACGCGATACAGCGTCTCCTATTTCGCGCGGCCTCGGTACTACGTCGCAGATCATCCCCACGTCCACCGCGACTCGGTGAAACAACATAAACAAGCGACAGAGACCCCGCTTTTACTCCCGATTCAAGTACATTGCTCCCTCGAATTCTTAGGGGGATGAAATGCCACAGATCGAAGTAAATCGAGCGCAGATCCTTGAAGCCCTCGGATTCTCGGGAGAAGAAGCACGACGACGCTCGCGAGTCCTCGCGGATCTCGTGCTCGCAGAGTGGACCGCCGAAGCGCGCAAGAAGTTGAACACGTCTCTCGATGCGTACAAGCGATCTCTACAGGTTCGAGACCTCACAGAGCGCGGGTTCGTCTGCGGCCTCCCCGCGTCTCCATCGACGGCGATTCTCGCTCACATGGTAGAGCAAGGGATGGGGAGCGGGGGAATCGGGACCTCGGGTCCGTATGATGTGCGTAAATATTTACTACGAGCATCAACGCGTAACATTAGGCGACGAAAAGACGGCGGCCTTTATTTACATGTTCCCTTCGGTCGCACCGCGAAGCAACTCAAAGCAGACTACGGGAAAGAGGTCGCGCAGAGAGCTCGACGACTCGCTGCGACGACGACCGACGCGAATAGGATGACGAGATACGGGGGGCGACTTCCGCCGAACATGGTCCCCAAGCTCAAGCCGCATCATGTAAGCGACCCCCTCGCGGGTATGGTTCGCCGTGCTTCGACTTACTCTCGAGGTAAGGGAGGCAAGCCGCGCATGCAGACGAGCGGTTATCAGACATGGAGGACCGCGAGTTACTCGAACACGGACCCCGATGCGTGGATGAGTAGCGGTATTCGAGCGCGGCGTATCATGAACGAGGTCGCGAGACAACTTCCAACACTCATAGCACAGGTTTATTAATGCTCGACTTGAACACGATCAACGTACTTAGCGCGGGTTTTGGGTACTACAAGACCCGAGAGACGGAGTTCAAAGCGCTCTTTGCGGGAGTCTCCGACGCGGTCCTCGGTGCGTGGTTCTCCGAGCTGAGTGACCACTTTCCCGAGTTTCGTTTGAGAAACGCGAGGGGTACGGATCAAACGCCGATGCTCATCGTCTCGCACCTCTCCGAGTCTGTGACGCAGACCGTTCTCGGAGACTTCGACAATCGCAACGCTGAAGGCGCGGTTGATTCGTATCTGATCCGCGAGGTCTGTGAGATCACGATACTCGCGAAGACTCCCGATATGGTGCGCGTTTACCAAGTTCTCGCACGCGCGAGCATCGCGATCGCTCGCCGCTCTCTCCATCGCGCGGGTTATCATCTCGTTGAATATGGAGGCGCGGACGCGCTCGCTCCCGAGGAAGAACTCGCCGCCGAAGAACTCGGGATCTTCGTGCGTCGTCTCACCTACTCCGCAGACCGTCGCATCGCGATCCCCATCCCGAACTCCGCAGAGTTTGAAGTCCCTGTGTTCTCGGGTGATGCTCTCCTTGTGTTGTCGAGCGATCAAGACGACGGTCAAGGAAATCAGGGGCTCGTTGATGTGTGATATAATCCGAAAAAAGGAGGGCTTTAGATGCCTGCATCATTGAATTTAAACGGCTTAAAAGTCTACCGTCCCGCAGTTTACGCGGCGGTCGACGCTTCCTCGCTCGGAGGTCAAGAACCGAGTACGGGGAATCTTTGCATCGTGGGCGACTTCCCCACGCTCAAACAGAGTGAAGCGCTCGCGTTTACGAGTGCGAGTGATCTCGTCGCGTATGACCCGACGGATCCCGAGCTCGCGCTCCTCGGTTCGATCGCGTTCAACCCAAGCGAAGACGAGCGCGTCCCCGCTGGCGTCGCTTCTTTGAGCTTCCTGAACGTGCAGCCCACGACCCAAGCGAGCGCGGTGCTTTTGGACGCTGACAGCGGAAACGCGCTCAGCGTGAAAAGCAAGCTCTACGGCGCGAGGGGAAATCGAACGACGGTCAAAGTCGAGAACGAGAACACGGATCAAGTAAAGATCACCGTGAACCGCGACTCCCTCGAGGAGATCTTCGAGGGGATCGAAAGCGGTGACCTCGCCTCCGTGTATTACGCGGGTTCTCTGTTGACCCTCGTCACCCTCGCGGCCTCGCGCTCTGCGCTCTCGCTCTCATGGAGTCAGACAACGGGCGCGATGAACAACGGATCATTAAGCGTAGATGTGAGCGATATGTCACTCAGTAGCACGCTCGACATTACGCCGTCCTCCGCCGCGCACACGTCGCCGCTCTCCTTCGTAATTAACGGATTGAGTGACGCGGGGGCGGTGGTTACGGAGACGCTCACCTTCCCCTCGGGGAACGATGTCGAGCAGACGACCGCGAACACTTACTCCTCAATCACGTCGATCTCTGTTTCTTCCGACGACACCGTTTACGCGGGGACGTTCGACATCGAAGGATCTTTGAGCATCGACCCGAGTGACTACGCTTCACTCTCCGAGATGGTGACGGCGCTTAATGCGCTCTCAGGCTTCGCGGCGACCTATGACGCGGGGCGCTCATATCCCGCGAAAGAGATCGACGCGATCCCGAGCGGCTCAATCGTTGGTCTCGGAAACAAGGCCACTTTCCGCGCGGATCTCTACGCGGTGATTGAGGCGCTCAGCTCTTCGCGGCTTGTGTCTGTAGAGCGCGCGAGCGGAGGAACAAAGCCTCTTGCACAGAGCGGCGGCGCGGCTTCAGTGACGCAGCGTCTCGAAGGGGGCACGTCCTCCGCGTCGAGTCTCAGCGATTGGACCTCCGCGCTCGCGACCATCGAGGCGAGTGACCTTCAGATCCTCGTCGGGTGGACCTCGAATATTGATCAGCAGAAAGAGATCAAGAAGCATCTCCCTCTCGCGGCGCGTGCAGGCCGAGAGCGTAACGCGTGGGTCTCCGCTCCCGCGAACACCAGTCTCGCGAACATCGAGAGCCAATATACAAAGGTGCTCAATGATCGAAACATCGCGATCGTGGGTCAGTCGATCAACGTCACGCGACCGAATGGTGTCCGCGAGACGCTCTCCCCGCTCTATCTCTCCTTGATGTTGGCAGCGATGCAAGCGGGGACACCGATCGCGACGCCCCTGACGCGTAAGCGTCCCCGAGTTAACGAGGTTAGCGGAGCATGGAACGGCGACACTCAAGCCGTCGATGCAATCCTCGCGGGGGTTGTCTCTCTGAGTCTCGGCGCTCTGGGTTACCGCGTTGAGCGTAGCGTGACCACTTACCAGACGGATGACAACCCGATTTACTCAGAGGTGAGCGCGAACGAGAGCGTCAACGCGTCGATTCGTGATCTACGCTCCGAGCTGGATCGCCTCGTAGGTGACGCAAACCGCGCACTCACCGCAAACCGAATCAAGAGCCTCGCACAAAGCCGACTCAATCGACAGGTACAAGACGGCGTGATCAAGGCTTATAAAGATGTCGTCGTTCAAGACGGTGGAGATACTTTGATCCTCGGTTACACTGTCGCCGCCGTCGAGCCGCTCAACTTCATTCGACTTGATGTCACTGTACAAAGGTTTTAAAAATGGCTGAACCCGTATTTTCAGGCGCTCGCGCTAAGCTCATAGTTAACGGGGTTGAGATCGGTTTTGCAACTGGGGTCTCTGCATCGGAGAGCATCACTCACCAGAGAGTCGACGTACTCGGAAACATCGACTCTCAAGAGCTCGTCCCCGTGTCTCGCGTCGTATCACTTAACGCGGACTTCGTGCGGATCACGAATACTTCGATCCAAGAGCTCGGGGTCATGCCTCGAGGGGGAACGGCGGAAGTCGTCAACTTCCCCGAGCTGACGCTTGAGGTCTATGATCAGGTTTCAGACGTGCCCGTATGGAGAGTTGAGGGGGCGCGGTGCGAGTCGCGTAGTTGGCAAGTTCAAGCGGGGTCTATCGTGACCGTCAACGCGAGCTTCCAAGCTCGACGACTCTTTGACGAGCGCGGGGCGTAACACATGGACTTGAGACAACTCGACAAAGCACCGCAGAGCGACGAACTCATCCCCCGCGAGACATTGCTCAACGTCAGCTATACAGCGCCCGACGGATCGCGCTTCGATGAGGCGCTCGTGTGTCGCGTTCCTGACGGTGACGGGCGCACGCTCATCGATCGACGCGCCGCGATCCTCGCGGGTGTCCCGTGGGCGCAGCTAAGCGATTACGCACAAGCACGCTTCGCGGCTCTGGCGACGTTGTCCGTTCACCTCGTTGATCTTCCTGATTGGCTGAATCAATGGGCGCAAGAGGATGACGAGCTTCTCTTCGCGATACGAGGGGAGGTGGAGCGCCACGCGCTCGCGTGGTTTCGCGGATCTCGAGAGGCGAGTGAAGGCGGAGAGGGAGCGCCCCGAGTTCGCGTTTCTTCAGCACACACTCCCCCCGCTCTCTGATTCTGCTTCGGAGATTGATCGCCTTACGCGGTACTTGTTGACGTTGGACGATGAACAATATGAGAGATTGACCCAGAGAGCCCCCGTAAGCCTCCGCGACAACGCACCAAGCTCCACGGGTGACGCGGTCGGTGATCAATGGGAGCGCGAGTTCTGGCAACAGAGGAGACGGGGATGAGTCAACAAAAACATAGCTCAGAGATAACGGTCACGATCGACGACTCGAGGGTCGAGGCGGCAGCGCGCAAACTCGAGGAGTCGTTTCAGCGCGTAGGCGAGGCAGGTGAGAGGGCGATGAAGCGCACCGCGCAAGCGGCGCAACAAGCGGCGCAGCCCCCTCCCCCCGCTCCTGTGAAGCCTCCGCCGCCTCCTCCCGCTCCTGTGAAGCCTCCGCCGCCTCCCGAGCCCGAGCAGAAAGCCCCCCTCGAGAGAGACGAGAAAGGGCGCTTTCTCCCGAGGGGTGTTCGCGGTGTCGCCCCGAAGGGGCCTCCCGTGCTCACAGACGCGCAAGGGTTGACGGCGCTCGGGTCACTCGCGGGAGGTAAACCGCGCACGGAGCTCGACGCACTCGCGGCTCAAGGGCGCGCGATCTCCGAAGCGAATCAAGCACGCGCGCTCGCTCAAGCGCAGAACTATAAGCCCCCTCCGACGCTCGCACAGAGAGCGGGGGCTTATGCTCTCGGGGTCGGCAGAGAAGCCGCACCTTCGATTCTCCGCTCTGGTGCTCAAGGGCTCTTCGGCGGGGGTGGCTCTGCGGGGGTAGCGCAAGCGCTCGGCGCGATGGGAGGCTCGCTCGCGGGGGCGTTCGGTTCTCAGAAACTCGCTGCGGGGATCCCCTTCGTCGGGGGTCTACTCGGGGGCGCGATCTCTCAAAGAGCGCAGAGACTCGGACAAGTCACGGCGCTCGAGCGCCCTCAAACCGAGCTCGCTTTGAGTGGTGCTGTAGGCGTTCGCGGCGCGCGGGGTCGCTTTGAGCGGCTCGGGATCTCGGGACTCGAAGGCGGGGGAGCGCTCCGCGCGTTCTCGCGAGCGATCGGGGCTCGAACGGAGTTACTCGGCGGCGACATGATCGGCCCGACTTCTGATCTCCTCGCGCAAGCGACGCTAAGAGGCATCGACCCGAGCGCCCTTGGGGGCTTTGTTCGTGGAGGCGCGATCGGTGGAGGTGCTCGAACGGGGACACGAGGCTCGATGAGTCTCGCTAATCGGCTCCTCAGTAGCGCGTCGAGCATGGGTCTCACGGGCGCGGGAGCGACTCAGCTTCTCGGCATGATCGCCCAGAACACACAGCGCATCGCGGCGGAGGGTCTCAGCATCGACGAGGAGAGCGCGGCGCGCTTTATCTTAGGAATTGACGCTGCGGCGCGTGAAGCGGGAGCCCGACAGCTTCAAGGCGTAGGAGCGGCGCGCGCGTTTACGCAGTTAGGCGGCGCACTTGGTGGCGCGGTGTCGAGTTTTCGAGGTCAATTCGGGGGCCTCGCTCAAGGGGGACTCACCGCCGCAGCCGCTCGAGGGGGAGGGGGTCCGCTTGACGTGCTCCGCCGTCTCGAGGGTTTCCGTACAGATCCCGCGCGCGCGATTCAGGCGCTGCGCGGCGTAGGCTTCGAGGGTGATCTCCTTCAACTCGCGCTCTCGGGTCTCGGTCTCAGCACAGAGGCGGCGGGAGTTCTTGGGGCCGCGAGGCCCTCAGATCTAGGCGAGGGGATCTTCGGGGCCGATCTCGGGACGATGCGCCGAGGGATGGGAGTATCTCGAGCGGTGCAGACCGCAGAGGGACGTCTTATCGGAGCCGTAGAGCGTGACCCCGAAGCGCTCCGCACCTTCGTCGAGCTCAACGCAAAACTCGAAGAACTCTCCCTCTCGCTCAC